CTGGCCCAACCGCGCTTGATTGCCCGCCATCGCCACGTTGTAGGTGGGGCTGGCCTGCGGCATGTCGTTGGCGTTGGCCGTTGCAGGCTTCGGCATGATCAACGCATTGATCAGCGCGCTACCCACCAGCACAATACCTGCGGACAACAGGCTGACGGCGGTCGCGCTGGCCCCCGCCCCCAGGATGGCCCCAGCGGCGTATGGTGCAAAGACGCTCAACACAATCGAAGCAATGATGCCCAGGATGGAGCGTGAGCCCTTGCCCATGACCACCGGGTGCAGCTCCACCACGTCGCCCATGAAGATCTCGCGCCGCCGCCAGTATTCGCGCTTCAGCGGTTGCCCGTTGACCACGCACACCCACGGGAACCGCTCGGTCGGGGTGTGGCTCAGGATCAGGTCACCGACCTTCGGCGTCAGCTGGATCGGTGGCACCCCCGGCAACGGGTTGGCGTAGATGGTGATGACGGGCGGCTTAATCACCATGGCGCCACACCTCGAATTGTGAATAGCCGCGCCGGGCGAAGTCGTCCAGCCCGCGCAGCACCTCCACACCGGCCACGTCGTCGGCGTGAATGTATTGCGGCCGGCCGTTGGCTTCGATGCAGACGGCGATGTGGCGGCCGTAGGCGTTCAAGCACAACACCGCATCGAAGGGACGCGGCTGATCGTCCACCCGCCTCCACCCTTGCTCGTCCACGATGGAACGCAACGCGGCCGCGTTGTCTGTCTGGCCAACCGAGAGCTCCGGCAGGTTGTGGCCAGCGTGGGCCAGGACGGCGCGGGCCAACCCCCAGCAGTCGTAGGCGTCTGGGCCCAGGCCGCCCAGGAGGTAGGGCTTGCCGATATATTGAAGGGCAAAATGGCTCATCGCGCGCTCAAGCCGGGGTATTCCCGGATGGTGTAGTCTTTGCCGGGGAACCCCCGGTTGATGGGGTCATCGTACCCCGCTTGCGCGGTGACGGTTGTCTCGTTGACCTCCACGTCGCGCAACACCAGTTTGAGCGGCGGCGTGATGGCCGGGGCGTCCAGCTGATCGGAGCAGTAGACGCGTTCTACGATGTGGATTTGGCCCCCGGCCTGCATGGCCGCATCTAGCCGCCCAGCCACCAGGGAGCTCACGCCTTGGATTTGCACCTGAATGGACGGCGATGCCGCATTGTCCGACTCTTCCGGGGCCACCACGCTGACGGGGCAGGCTACGAAGGTCACCAGCTCCCCGGTCTCCAGGTTGGCCCGCAGATCGGCATAGTCGTTGACGATCAGGATTCGCTCAGTGAAGGCGGGGTGCTCAAGCTCGTAGGTGTAGAGCACGACGCGCTCCGCCGGGGCGCTTGCAGCAGCCTCCGCGTAAGCGTCGCTCAAGGTTACTCCGTATCGTTCATCCATTACCGTAGCTCCCACTGCAAACGCAGCTTGTCCGTCATGCCGAAGTGCCAGATGCGGGAAGAATCCACCCCAGCTTTGATCAGACGCTCCACCAAAAACCGCTCCCGTTGCACCCGCACCCACAAAGAGCCCGCACGAAGATAAGTCAGAATCACGTCGTTGGTTCCAAGTTGAGTTTGTACATCACGATTGTCGTCCATTGTCAGGAACGGCGTCACGACACCGCTGGGCAGCGCAAGAGTTTCATAATCTTCCAACACAGAGTTATACCACTTGAGATAACTCTGTCCAGAACCCAGTGTGTATGCGGACATCCACCGCATATTCTGGTCAAAGGCGATGGTCAACCAATCCAACTCAGGAGCGTTGTAAAGCACGGTCGGGGATGGTTGGTTATCGGCCGTCAAGTAAACATCACCCGTGCCCTCTTCCCACCACGCACGCCACTCTTGGAACCGCAGTCCTCGAGAAGGATCTTGAAGTCCAATCCCTCCCAGCTCCCAGTCTTCGAACCGCTTGGCTGCTCGGTTGTTCGGCGGCTGGATATTGCCGAGAATGGTTGTTGACGATGGTTCTGGAATCATCAATGTCTACTCACAGTCATTGTTTGATATATGCGCAACTCTTGTAGAGATGTTTTTGTTAGAGCTGTTGACAAGGATATCTGTCGCCGAATTTTCAAGTCTCGAGAATTGTCTATTGATTGTAGAAATATAGATCTTATCGCCATATTTCCTACGGCTGGAATTACAGACATGTAGCCAGTCAGTGTGAACGAGTTTGGTACATAAGCATCGTAGGTTCTCGGTAGAGGGCCCGTCCATGAACCTGATCCCTCTGTAGTAGTTTGAGATATTAGAGTCGCAGAAGTGGATATGTACGCGGAATCCTCAAGTTCGCACTTACCCCCTTGCTGATAATTACTCATCCTGGACGTGCTTGTAATGTTGTACATGTGTTGTGTGATGGTGTAGGACGTGCCACCTATGGTCAGTCCGTACGACTTATCAGCCAAATCTGGATAATACTGCAAACTGTAATACACATCCAAGTATTCGTCTGCCAGAACCGTGATTGTCACAGGATTGCTGGAGGCATCTTGAATAAGTGCTCTGCTGAACAGTTGGTAGTTGGAGGCTATTGGAGATGTATCTGCCCAACCAGCTCCAACTTCTGTGATGTTTCCTGTGGCTTCCCCAACTGCGAATCGCACATAAGATGTGATCTTAGCAATATAGTCCGGCGAACCTGAATTAGTTTCAATCGGATTTTGTGAAACCTGTTTATAAGCTTTATAAGTGGCCAGTGTAGTGTCTGAGAAACTGGGGGCTGTAGTACCAGTTCCTATGAATATGTATTGCCTGCATGCAGTACGAGCACCGACATATCTATTCAATCCTCCAGTTGTCAGAAGATTCTTCGTCTTGACAGCCCTCACCAGTCTACCGTCGGCTTTATAAACTCGAAATTCATACTCTCCGCCGAGGCGTTCAGTGTTGTCAAATCCGGCTTCGGCGTATTTATTTGTCAGGATGTTCATATTAATTGCATTCCAGTTAAGGCAAAACCAGAGTCTAGGCTGTCAACGTACCTCTGATACTGGATTATGACAGTCTTTAGTTGAATGTCTGTGAGCTCGAAAGAGTCATCAATCTTTTCGGTTGCGTACCCATAAACAGCTTGATCAATTAAAGCAACACCAGTAAGTTTGTAAGAATCAACTATTCGCTCAGTTGAATAACCAAACAAAACAAGATCTCTGAGACGGAGTTCAGTCAATTTGAACTCATCACTTAACTCATCCGGAGGTGTGTCTATATACGGAAGTCCTCGTATTTGAGTGAGTTCAAATTGATCACTGACACCCTCAACCAGTTCATACGGATACGGTTTGCTTGTGACCACTAGGACATCCAGCTCAGGCATCTCACCGCGCCCACGCAGCTCCACATCCGCAGTCACGCGCCAGTATCCCTGTCCGTCCAAACCCCCACCGACCAGCTGCCAAGAGGGCGGCTCCACGAACCGAAACACGTGAGGGCCACGACCCCAGGGCATTGGCCAGGGAGCCGCGAAGAAACCACCCCCCACAGTCACCCAGTCCACGTACCAATCCCGGAACTCGCGGGCCTGGGCCGGGGTGAAGATGAACGCCACGGAACGCACGCCCGCGCGGTCACGGCTGATCGGCCGCATCACTTCGCGGTTGACCGCACGACGCTCTCCCGGTGTGAATTGGCCCACCAGGGGGTGTGGCAGTGTGTCGGGGTAGACGACGGGCAGTCCAGCCATCACACCACCTCCCCGACGAGAGCCACCACAACAGCGCCGGAAAGCGAGGCGGGCTGCACCGACGCCACTTGCGACCGCAATGACACAACGACATGGCCGTACATCGGCAGACCGTCCACCTCGACCACAGACCCCGCCAGTGCAACCGCGACCTCGCCAGAGAACGCCCAAGGCGACTCGGCGACGCCACGAAGCGCCACAGTCACCCCACCGGACAACGTAACCACACCAACGCTGCGAGACTGTCCGAACAGCGGAACTCGCACCAACCCTTTGAAGCTGGTGAGCGTCGGCCCGACAGCTCGAGGTGTGCCGTACAGAGCCAATTTGCAATCCACGCGCCACCGGATATCGTCGTTCCGCGCCCACTGAATCATCGGGGTGTACGAAACCGGGTTTTCTTCTTGGAACTGCGCGGCGTACCATGCGTGTCCAGGCCCCATGTCCCGCACACGTGCGGCGAACATCCGCGAGCCAACCGACAAGTCGTTTTCAAAGAACGCTTCGAACTCGCGGGTTTGCTGCTCCGTCAGAAGCAAGGACAGGTTCCGTTGCACAGGAGCCCACGTGTACATGCGGCGCAGACGGCGCGAGCCAACCGTCATGTCACTAGACCGATACAGTGACACGTCCGTGCCGCCCTCAGACGACACGAGCCAAGCCGGGAAGGTTTCCGGCAGTTGGATTTGGGGCAGAGGGGCTTCAGCGTCCATAGCGCGGGGTGGCCAAGCCACGGTTGAGCCCATAAGCGCCTTGCATCGCCCCGGCCACACGTCCGCCGGAACGGATGTCACCAGCCACAGCTTCGATCACGACGTCCAAGATGTTGGTGTCTCCATTCGTGCTCTGCGTCGCAGTGACCTGAGACTGGCTGTTGTTGTTAATATTGACCACGATGCTCGGAGCGCCTCCAGAGCCACCAGCCGGGGCAGAGCCGCTCGTCGGTGTCACGCTGCCCGAACGGTTGCCCATCATCAGGAATTGTTGTGCCCCAACGTTCAAGAGTTCGGGGGTGCCGCGCTCGTTGACTTGATACATCTTGCCAGCCGAGACCGGGCCTCCCGCCGCTCGCCCCCAGAAGCCCCCACTCGGAGGCGTCAAACCCCCCGAACCGCCTCCAGGACGCAGCCCCTGACCCCCACTCCCCGGCGTAAGCCCAGCGCCCCCTGCAGCCGGGCCGAAGAAGCTCCCGATCAAGCCTCCGAGCCAGTTCGCGATGCCACTGGCTGCGCTACGGGCTGCGATCCGAGCTAGGTCAGAGATAATGCTGTTGGCCAAGTCCGTGAAAGACAGCTTGCCCGTCTTCGCGAAGTTGACAAAAGCATCCTCCAACCCCTTGATCGCGTTGCCAACCACCGTCTGCATCTGGTCAGCCATCTTGCGAGAGGCTTCGGTGTATTCATTGATGGCTCGCAGAGCCCCGACACGCCAGTCTTCGTCGAGCGCTTTTTTCTTCGCGTTGAACTCAGTGAAGGCCGCCAGCGACTGCCCTTGGTATGCAAGCTCGATGGCCAATTGGTCGTCATACAGTTTCTTGACACGAGGTAGGTCTTTCGCGTCCGCTTTCGCCATTGCCTCGCGGCGACGAGCTTGGATGTCCGCCACTCGGTCGGCGAACTTCTGCTCCAGCCGAGCGCGGTCTTCGTAAGCCGCTCGGGCGTCCGGCCCCAAGGTGGCCGCGTCAATCTGCAAAGCGTAGTCCAGCAGCTCGGCTTGCAACTGGCGCTGCGTAGCCAGTTCGGCGCGGCTGCGGCTCAGGTTGTCTGCCGCCACCTTCTCGGCTTCCGCGCGCGCGTCGATCAGCCCGGCGAGTTCTTGTGCCTGCGTCAGCTGCTCGCCTTGCAGCTTCACCACGCCCGCCGCCAGGTCATAGCGCAACCGCTCGGTCGTGCTCATGCTGCTCTTCTGGTCGGCTTCTTCTTGCAGCTGCTTCAGGTAGCGCTGGGCGTCGTCCGCTTGCTTCTTGGCGAGGCGTTCGGCTTCGGCCTCTTCCTTGGAGCGCTTCGGCGCGCCACTGCGCCCGCCGCTCCGGCGCTTGGCCGCTGCAGCTTCGGCGGTTTCGATCTGCTTATAGACGCTCTTGAGAGTGTTGAGCTCGTCGGCTGAATAGTTGGCCATGTCGCCAACGCCCTTCAGGCCGTTCTCAATGTCGTAGAGCACGCTCGCCGCCGACCCCTTGGAGCCGATCAACGCATAGCGCTTCAGCGCGTCCATGATAGCCTTCTGGCCGCCTTCGGTCGTCGCGCCCATGGAGGCGTTCATCTGGTCGATGCCCGACGCGGCGTTCCGTGCGGCGTCGGCCGCGTTGTCCATGGCGGCCGAAACATTATCCAGCGTAGTGCGCGCGCTGTTGGCAGCGCTGGACGCCTCGCTCATGCGTGCGATGGCTTCGCGCATCATCTGCACCCACCGGTCGCCGTAACCCTTGGACGCGGCGTAGGTGTCGGCCAGCTCGGTGAGGCGTTGGTCCATCTCTTGGAAGGAAATGGCCCCACTCTTGCTGTCGCGCACCAGCTGGTCGATCTGCCCCTTGTGCGTGCCGTAGAAGTCGGAGGACGCACCCATCAACCGCCCGAAGCTGGCTTCAATTTCGGCGTTAGCCTCAACCAGTGCCTGGCTCGCCGCCGCCTTGGTCAGCTCCTGCTGCGAGCGCGTCAACTTGGCCATCTTCTCCGTGGCCGACTCGACCGACGTGCCGAAGTCATCCAACGACACCGCTGTCTTGTCGGTCGAATCGCGGAACAGGAACATGCCCGCCGCCGCCGTGGCCAGCAGCGCCACGATGCCCACAGGGCCGCCCAGAAGCCCCAGCACACCAGCCCCGGCCACGCGAGCGGCGGCCAGCGCCTGCTGCCCAGCGGAGACGACTGCGAGCCCGGTCTGCGTGATGTAGCGGGCGAGCGCACCAGCACCCAGCGCCATGAAGGACTTGGCCAGCACGTCGATGTTGTCGGAGACGAGCTCCAGCGCCTTGACGATGACCTGGGTAGAACCGGTGGCGCGGTTCGCTTCCCCGACATACACGCTCAGGGTGTTCTTGAGACGAGTGAATGCGTCGTTGATGGTTGTGGCCATCTCGGCCGCCGCCTGCCGGTTCTGGTCCACGCTCTTGCGCAGTGCCTCGGTGAGCATCGTCCCGGTGATTTGCCCCTCGACCCCCATGCGCCGGATCTCGTCCGTGGCTTTGCCGGTGCTGGCCGCCAGGTCGTTGATGATGGTCGGGGTGGCGGCGATGATCGTTTGCCAGGCCTGCGCGCTGACGCGGCCCAGCTGCACCGACTTGGTGACCG